GGATCAGGGACCACATTAAAGTTAACCGCGGAACGGTTGATCCGGTGGCGTTGCAGGAGGCGATAGCATCGGGACGGGGAATCGGGAAGTCAGCACTCGTGAGCTGGCTGATCCTTTGGATGCAGAGTACCAGGATAGGCAGCTCAGTTATCGTATCAGCTAACAGTGAGAATCAGCTTCGATCAATCACATGGGGTGAGTTGACTAAGTGGACCGCGATGGCGATCAACTCCCATTGGTTCGAGATATCAGCGACTAAGTTGGTACCGGCTACGTGGCTGACTGATCTTGTCGAACGGGACTTGAAGAAGGGTACACGTTACTGGGCGGCTGAAGGGAAGCTGTGGTCAGAAGAGAACCCGGACGCGTATGCGGGTGCTCACAACCACGACGGGATGATGGTGATCTTCGACGAGGCATCGGGTATCCCCGACTCCATATGGTCAGTTGCGTCTGGGTTTTTTACCGAGAAGATCGTCGATAGGTACTGGATGGCGTTCAGTAACCCTCGGAGACCCAGCGGGTATTTTTATGAAGCCGTGGACGGGAAGAAGCGCGACTTCTGGCACAGTGAGAAGATCGACGCGCGTACCGTCGAGGGGACTGATCCACAGGTCTATGAAAAGATTATCCAAGAGTACGGGGATGACTCCGACGAGGCACGGGTAGAAGTTTATGGTGAGTTTCCTTCACAAGGAGGTGATCAGTTCATTGCGCCGATGGTCGTGGAGGCTGCGTTCAGACGAGAGAAGCACAAGGACATGACGGCGCCGATCATCATCGGGATCGACCCGGCCAGGGGTGGCGACAAGACCGTGATTGCCGTACGCCAGGGACGGGATGTGCTGGCGGTGCGTCGGTTTGATGAGCAGGACACCATGGCGGTCGTGGGGATCGTGATCGACATGATCGAGGAGTTTAACCCGGCAATGACGGTGATCGACGAGGGAGGCCTGGGTTATGGGATACTCGATCGGCTCAACGAGCAGCGGTACAAGGTGCGCGGGGTTAACTTTGGCTGGAAGTCGAAGAACCCCAGGATGTGGCAGAATAAACGCAGTGAGATGTGGGGAGCCATGCGAGAATGGTTGAAGACGGCAGCGATACCTCAAGATCGGCGACTCAAGGACGACTTAACCAGCCCGAAGAAGCAGTTTAACTCGAAGGGCGCTATACTCCTCGAAGGTAAGAAGGAGATGAAGGCCCGCGGGTTGCCCTCTCCTGACGCGGCCGATGCCCTTTGCGTCACCTTCGCGTTCTCGGTGGCTCATCGGCAACCGTCGGGAAGAGAGAGCAAGGGACGCACCAGAACATCAGAACGATCAACAGTATCAACGGGTTGGATGGGAGCTTAAAAATGCCACAAGACTATTCCGGGGTGAACGCAGTGGCGACGTTAGCCGATGAGAAAGGGGACAAGAAGATCCTGCTTTCCACTGCTCGTTCCCGGTTGAACATGGCTATCTCGGCCCTGTCTGAGTCTCGTGAAGACGAGATCGACGACCTACGGTTCGCTGCGGGATCGCCTGATAATCAATGGCAATGGCCTGCTGATGTCCTGGCGACTCGTGGATCAGTCCAGGGTCAGACGATCAACGCACGCCCTTGCCTTACGATCAACAAGCTCCCTCAGCACATTCGTCAGGTTACCAACGACCAGAGACAGAACAGACCAGCGGGCAAGGTGATCCCGGCAGACGACAATGCCGACATCGAGGTAGCTGAGGTTTTCGACGGGATCGTTCGGCACATTGAGTACATCTCCGATGCTGACGTGGCTTATGACACGGCATGTGAGAATCAGGTCATCTACGGCGAAGGGTATATTCGCATCCTGACGGACTACTGCAACGAGAGCACCTTCGACCAGGACATCAAGATTGGTCGGGTGCGTAATAGCTTCTCGGTGTACATGGACCCGCTGATTCAAGATCCCTGTGGTGCTGATGCTAAGTGGTGTTTCATCACTGAAGATGTGACGAAAGAGGAGTATCACCGACTTTACCCGAACGCGTCCTCTGCGAACACGTTACAGTCCCTCGGTGTCGGTGATCAGTCGCTTTCTCAATGGATCGGTGAAAATACGATACGGATAGCAGAGTATTTCTACTGTGAATATGAGAAAGCTAAGCTGAATCTGTACCCCGGTAACGTAACTGCGTTCGACGGTACCCCAGAAGACAGACAGTTACGGGTACTTTACGGGAAACCGCTGAAAACCCGTCAGTCAGACAAGAAGAAAATCAAATGGTGCAAGATAAACGGGTATGAAGTACTCGAAGAGCAAGAATGGGCAGGTAAATACATCCCCGTTGTGCGTGTCGTGGGTAATGAGTTTGAGGTAGATGGTCGGTTATATGTGTCTGGGTTGGTCAGAAACGCCAAAGATGCCCAGAGGATGTATAACTACTGGACCTCTCAAGAGGCAGAAATGCTTGCTTTGGCACCGAAGGCCCCGTTTATTGGGTATTCCGGTCAATTTGAGGGTTTTGAAGACAAGTGGAAGACCGCTAACGTTCAAAACTGGCCCTATTTAGAGGTAAATTCCGATGTAACCGATGGGAATGGAGCAGTATTACCTCTACCCGCTAGATCCCAGCCCCCGATGGCTCAAACTGGTCTGATTCAGGCTAAAATGGGGGCTGCTGAGGACTTAAAGTCCACAACAGGGCAGTATGATGCCTCCCTCGGCATGGTATCGAATGAGCGCTCAGGTAAGGCTATCCTGGCCCGCCAGCGCGAAGGTGATACCGGTACCTATCACTATGTAGATAATCTTGCCCGTGCGGTGCGTTACGTGACCCGCCAGCTCGTTGATCTCATTCCTAAGATTTACGATACCCAACGGATCGCGCGGATCATCGGTGAAGACGGCTCACCCGATAAAATCAAGATCGATCCCACCCAACCGATGCCGGTCAAGAAGATCGTGGATCAGCAAGGCGTGGTGGTTGAGAAGATCTATAACCCGTCAGTTGGGGTGTACGACGTTCGGGTAGTTACCGGTCCTGGTTATGCTACCAAGCGCCAGGAAGCGCTTGAAGCCATGGCTCAGCTGCTTCAGGGTAATCCTGATCTGTGGGCAGTGGCAGGGGATCTGTTCGTCAAGAACATGGATTGGCCGGGTGCCCAAGAGATGGCTAAGCGGTTCGCTAAGACCATCGACCCTAAACTGCTAGGGGATGACGAAGATCCTGCGCTCCAGGCCGCGAACAAGCAGATCGAATCGATGGCTCAGGAAATGGAGCAGATGCACCAGATGATCAAGAACGTCGCTCAATCCATGGAAGCGCGTGAGATGGACATCAAGGAGTTTGAGTCTCAAATTAAGGCGTTTGATGCTGAAACAAAGCGCATTTCAGCGGTGCAGGAAAGTATGACTCCCGAGCAGATTCAGGATATCGTAAAAGGCACGATTGACGCAGCCCTTGACACCGGTGATCTGATGAGAGGTGATCTGGATGCACCTTCTCAGTTTTAAGCCTATAATCACAACATACAACGTGAGGAATACTGATGGAACTCTTGAACCCCTGTAATCAATCCTCGTTTCCTGCCAGAAGCGTCACTTACACAGGAACAGCGGGTAGCACTGCTACGTGGGCGCCAGGACCTCAAGGTGTAGTGGTGTGGTCAGATCAGGCGTGTCATATCGAAGTAGGTGAAGGGGTTACTGCTACCACGGCCAGTATGCCAATTCCTGCCAATACCCCTGTACCCTTCAAGATACCTCTGGGTACGGGCGCACCGTGGCGAGTATCGGCGATCCAGGTATCAGCCGGTGGTACCATCTACTGCAAACCCATCAATAAGGAATAAACCATGGGGTTCGGGGTACCTATCAGAAACTCGGTAGCCATAGGATTAGGGGGAATAGTCAGTGTATCGGCAGTTAAAACGGTGTCGGATATCCCTTATCTCCTCGGTGCCGTGATCAGTGAGGACGGTACTACCCTGACCATGGTATTTAGTGAAAATGTATACATCGGTGCCGGTGGTAACACTGGTTTTACTGTTTCAGCGAGTGGTGGGGCTGCTACGTTGACTTATTCGAGCGGTGGTGTCTGATGCTGACTCATTTCAGATCTTTATCTGGCGGTAGTATTGTTTCGAATGTCGACACCACGCCAGACGCTTTTGCATTCACCGATCAAACCGGGGTTGCACTGTCGACTGTCACGTCAAGCAATACGATTACCGTTACAGGCATTAACGCATCGACGACCATCAGTATCACAGGTGGCGAGTATCGAATAAATGCAGGTAGCTGGGTCAGTTCATCAGGCAGCGTTGTCAATA